AAGGTGATTTGGTTATTCCAACATCAACTGGAAATATTGAAAGACATACTGGTAATACTAGTGACGCTGTTGTGGGCGTTTTTAACGGAGTGTTTTATAACGATCCAACTACTCAAAAGCCAACGTTCAGTAATTACTACCCTGGTTCAATCAACCCAAGTGAAGGCAATATCACTGCCTTTGTTGTTGATGATCCAGATGCAGTATTTTTAATGGACGCTGATGAAGCTTTTACAAGAGCAGATCTGTTTAAAAACTACTCTGTTACTACTGCAGGCGGTGTAACACAAACAGGAATATCAAGCGTACAATTAGACGTAAGTGCTTCAGGCACTGCTGCTACTTTTGCGGTACAAGCAATCGATATATCACAGGATCCAGATAATTCGGATACTGCTACATCGAACGCTAACATTCTTGTTAGAATCAACAATCACTTCTTTAGAAGTGGTACAGGCTTAGCGTAATAGATAAAGGAGAATAACTATGGCAATATCACGAGCACAGCTAGTTAAAGAACTAGAGCCAGGTTTGAATGCTTTATTCGGCCTGGAATATAACAGATATGAAAATCAACATGCGGAGATTTTCCCGTCTGAAACATCTGACAGAGCTTTTGAAGAAGAAGTAATGTTAAGCGGTTTCGCTTCAGCACCAGTTAAACAAGAAGGTGCGGGAGTAGTGTTTGATCAAGCAGGTGAAACTTTCACAGCAAGATACACACACGAAACAATCGCTTTAGCATTCTCTATCACTGAGGAAGCAATCGAAGATAACCTGTACGACAGATTAGCTGCAAGATACACAAGAGCTCTTGCAAGATCTATGTCGAACACTAAACAAGTTAAAGCAGCATCTGTGTTAAACAATGCACAGAAAACATCTGGATTTAACGGTGGAGATGGCGTTTCACTAATTAACAACGCTCACCCGTTAGCAACAGGTGGTACGTTCTCAAACGTACTAGCAACTGCTGCCGACCTTAACGAAACTTCACTTGAGCAGTCGTTAATTGATATTTCATCTTTTGTAGATGAAAGAGGATTAAAAATTGCGACTCAAGGTAGAAAAATGATAATTCCAAAAGAATTACAATTTACTGCTGAGAGAATCATGAAGTCTCCTCAAAGAGTCGGAACTGCTGATAACGATATCAATGCAATCGCTAATATGGGTATGGTTCCAGAAGGCTACAGAGTTAATAACTTCTTAGCTGACACGGATTCATATTTCCTTATTACTGATGCACCTAACGGTTTTAAACACTTCATTAGAAGTCCAATTAAAACTGCTATGGAAGGTGATTTCGATACAGGAAATGTAAGATTTAAAGCTAGAGAAAGATACTCTTTTGGATTCTCTGATCCAAGATGTGTTTTTGGTAACGGAAATCTACCAACTAGTTAATAGTAATTAAACTTACTAACTAAAAAGGGGCGGAGTTTACTCTGCCCCTTTTTTTATGTATAATCAAAACACTAGATAAACTAACTTTGTAAACTGGCTAGTCAGACGGTATAGAGATTACAAAGTTTAAAGCTATACAAAGGAGAATATTATGGCAAATACTACTTTTTCTGGACCAGTAAGATCGCAAAACGGTTTTCAATCTATTGGCCCAGGATCAACTGTTGATTTAACTTTAGCAACTGATTTAACTGTTGCAGCTCATGCAGGAAGAGTTGTTACAATGGATCCAGCTGGAACACCAACTGCGATTACATTACCAACTATTAATGCTACAGCAAATTCAGCAGTAGCTGGAGATAATGATCCAAATAACCCAAATACAGTTGGAACAACTTTTGAAATTTTTTTCAAAGATAATTTCACTGGTTCAATTGCAACTGATGGAACTGACAAGTTTGTTGGTTCTGTTATGATTGGTGTTGATGATGGTGCGAAAAAAGCTTTCGTGCCTGCAGCATCAAACGATACAATTAATCTATTAGGTGAAGCTGGATCTGGAAATGCTACTAAAGGTGGTTTAGCAGGTTCTAGAATTAAATTTACTGCAATTGCTGACAATCAATATATGGTTGAAGGTTTACTAATTGGTGATGGCACAATTGTTACACCATTCGCAGACAGTTAATAATAAACTAGTGGCTCCTTCGGGAGCCACGAATTAAAGGAGAAGATTTATGGGTGGAGGAAGTTTCACATCAGATCAGTCGGTAGCACATGCTACAGCCACAGCACAAATGGTTCCTACAACTAGAAGAGCTAGAGTTACTTCTATTCAAGGAAAAGGAAATGCAAGTGGTTCTATTATTTTAAGAACAGGTGGAGCAACAGGAGATATTGTTGCTACATATTTATTTGGAACAGAAGGATTGTCTGAATACGTACCAGGTTCTGGAATTTTATTTGTAGAAGGTGTTCATGCAACTATTGCAGGAACTGCTGGAGTAACAATTACATTTACATAAGATGGATTACTACGCTGATTTAGGATTAGAGATAGAATCTTTTGCGAAAGGTGGTATGCCTGCTCGTAATAAGAAAAACTATCGTAGTACTAAATCAGGTGCAGGAATGACTAGAGCCGGTGTCAAGGCTTATAGAAAACTTAACCCTGGATCTAAATTAAAAACAGCTGTTACAGGGAAAGTCAAAAAAGGCAGTAAAGCTTCTAAACGTAGAAAGTCTTACTGTGCAAGAAGTGCAGGACAAATGAGGATGCATAACGTTAATTGCAGTAAAACTCCAGATAAGAGAATATGTGCTGCAAGAAGACGTTGGAAGTGCTAGAAAAAGCATACTGGTTATTTCTAGACTCTATTGTCTATGTTATACTTTGGCTGTTATTTATTTTATTAATACTAGGAGTTTTAATTAGAACAATGATTGATCGTTTTATATATTCATTTTTTGGTGCATTAGATACTTGGTCTTCTTGGATAGACAAATTATTTGCACCAAGATGTAAATGTAAAAAGAATAAACAAAGGAGACAAATATGATAGATAAAATCAAAAGCAAAGTTGCTCATTATTGGTCAGATCACAAGATAGAGTGTCTTGTATTTGCAGTTTTAGTTGCAGCAATAATTATTAAATAATTTATTTTCGGTTTTTTATGGAGTATCAGAGGATGAACTATTATTTTACAGGTGCTTTGATAATAGCTTTTGTATTAATAGCTCTTTTTTTACAACCAGGATATATACCTAAATGAGTAATAAACCACTAAACATCGGAGAAGAAGCAAGAGTACAGATGCCGATGAAAACGGTTGCTAGCCTAATCGTGCTCGTAGCAATGGGTGTGTTCGCATATACGGAGCTGACTGCGAGGTTGGTATCGTTAGAAACATCACGTGAGTTGTTTCAAAATGACTTGCTTAAAAAAAGTGAACAAGTGCCCGTAGACCAAGAGCAAATATTTTTAATTGAGGATCTTTATAAATCTGTTGAGAAAATGGAACAGACTCAAGAAATGAATATGACTAACAAAGTTAATATAGAATTTTTAAGAGAACAGTTAGATAAAGCATTAGCTGATATTGAAGAATTAAAAGACAAAGTTAGAGCAAACGGAGGTCATTAATGGAGTTGATTATAGCTTTACTTATGATTGTCAACGGAGAGATTAAAGAACACAGAATCCAAGAGTCTATGTCGGATTGTTTAAAAGGTAAAAGAGTTGCAACGAGAACAAATAAAAATAATAATATTCAGTATCAGTGTATAAAGTCGATGGCTGAGTTAGAGTCGAATATCGATGGTAGTAAATCAATAAAAAAATTAATATTGGAGTAATAATGGAATTAACACGTAATTTTAGTTTACAAGAATTAATTAAATCAGATACAGCTATTCGTTTGGATATAAATAACAATCCGAACTCAGGTCAAATAGAAAAGTTAAAAGCACTGTGTGAAAATATTTTACAACCCGTCAGGGATCATTTTGGCAGGGTCAAGGTGACGAGCGGTTTCCGTAGCGAGCAGCTGTGCCTAAAAATAGGCAGCTCGATTAACAGCCAGCATGCAAAAGCTGAGGCCGCAGACTTCGAGTGTATGGGAACTGACAATGCTGAATTAGCTGATTGGATTAATCAAAACTTAGACTATGATCAATTAATATTGGAATTCTATACTCCTGGTGAGCCTAACAGTGGATGGATACATTGTAGCTATACACCTGACCAACCAAGAAAAC